TTTCGCCAACCTTGTCTCTGCTGCCGAGCGTGAGGCACTGCTCGCCACCTTTAAGAAACTCAGAGACGAGTCGCACACAATCGTAGGCGCAAGCGACGATTACAAGCAAGGGCGGCTTATGGGTATTCAGCTATGTATTAACGAATTGACTAGGGGTGAGAGATGAGCAACCACACACCGGGACCGTGGGAGATTGATACTGAATGGCTATTTGATGACCAACCAATGTGGCGCTCTGTTGTTAGCGAATGGGACTCCAAAAACCGGCGAATGTCCGTCAGCGGCCATATTGGCGAAGCCAACGCCCGCCTCATCGCAGCCGCGCCTGACAATTACGAGTGCAATATCGAGCTTGCGGCAATAGTGCGTGAACTTTGCGCCGCGTACAACCACCCGTTACCGCAAGCAAGCCTAGATCGCAGCGATTCCGCGATCGCTAAAGCAAGAGGTGAAAAATGAAAAAACTTACGCCAGCTGTTGTACTTGCTTGCTTTGCAGCGTTTTATTTTGTAATGGTTTTTCTGTTTACTGAGCTGAAAGACCAAACACCAAGTAAAAATCTGCTAACTTTTTATTATTTTGGCGGCTGAAATGACTGACCGAGAAGCATTTGAAGAACGCGCAGCAATACTTCAATAAGATGCTGGCTTAAGTAAAGCGGGAAATGTTGGATAAGATAGCGAAAATGAGGGAAAATGGGCAAGGCAACAGGTAAAAAAGTCACTTGGATAGAATCAGCTGACCGCGGAACTGATTACTATGGAAATTGCGACATATGCAAAAAACACATGATTACAGCGTATAAATTGATGAGCGGAAATGAATACGTTAGAGAAAATGGGGAACTTTACGACAATGCTTTTGCCCATATTTATGGGCACAAAGAATGTTTAGAGAAAATTTGCAAAGAGAAGGAAATAGAATTAACTTGTTAAAGCACTAAGACGCATGAGACTTGATGAACTGTCCGATGGCCAGGACGACCACCCGCAAGGGAGCTAATCAGGTCTCAGTCGTAAACGGACGCTGCTAATCGGTTATGAGAAATTGGCTGGGCAGTTTGAAATGCAGCACCTAGATGACACCCCGGAAAGACGGGGACTAACATTGAAGCGTAATGCACAGGTTGTGCGCGTGAGCGGCCACGACTGTTGAAAGCGAATAATCCTCGCAAGCCGGAGATCAGCACCGGCACGCTTCAATGTTAGTGAATGCGTAGGCTGATACGCAAAAACGCAATGCAGACATGCGGGAGATCAGCGCCCGCCGCTAACAGTCCGGCACAGGAGCTACGAAAGTAGCCTGCAAAGCGTATAGCCTGAATTTACAGGTGAACCCTATTGACGAATAGGGCTACGGACTTCCGGGGTAATAAGCCCCACCTTATACAGCCTTATACAGCCTTATATTTTGATATATAAGAGAAAGAAATAGGAAATGAAATACTATTTACCTGCTTATAACTTTGCTGTAGAGAAATATAAAAGTGAGTGGATTATGCTGCATAAAAGCAGTAATGCGGTATTAGCGACCACACCGGAGCAGATTGAAGCTGTACTTTGGTGGGCTGAAAACAACAACAAAAAATATGCCGAATTTGTTGAATTATCATTAAAAGAGCTAGGGGCGCATTTACAAATACGCTGGACCAAAACAGACGACCAAGAATGGCCGCTGAAAGTAATTTACAAACTTTTCAAACAAGGTGAGACTAAAAATCTGGATAAGCTACTTGCAAAAGAAAGCTATCCTAAACTAGCCCCATGCCGGACAATAACGGGGGAAAAGTACGCACAAATTCCGGGAGCATGGAAAGAGCGAATAAAAGCAGACGCGGAAACAATGGCACTGCCTGTTTATGTTGTTGACATTGATGGCGACCCTATAAAGTGGAATGGTTAAGTGTTGCAAAAACCGCATAATTGTGTAGAATAAACCTATCTATAGTAAAAAATGGATAGAAAATGACTACTAAGCCGAAAACCGGCTTTGGTCGGCCAAAAGGAACACCAAAGACCGGAGGAAGATCCGCCGGGACACCGAACAAAGCTACAAGGGAATTTAGGGAAACCATCAACAAGCTGTTGGAGGGCAATGCTGATAACGTTGCTAAGTGGCTGAAACAGGTGGCAGAGGGTATGCCAGAGTACGATATAAAGCCAGACCCGGCGAAAGCGCTGGACAATCTCGCAAAGCTGGCTGAGTTTGCCGCGCCTAAGTTGGCTAGAACTGAGCTTGTTGGCGACCCAGAAAAACCAGTGCAAACAATAGTTAAATGGGCGCAGGACTGACCCGCGAGATAATCATTCCTTACTCACCAAGGGATGCATTCAAAAAGTTTCACCGAAGATCAGAACGTTGGGCTTGTCTGGTAGCACATAGACGGGCAGGAAAAACGGTGGCATGTATTAACGACTTGATTCGCCGAGCATTTGCCGAATGCAAGACAGAGGCTAGATACGCCTATATCGCACCCTTTTACAGTCAGGCGAAAAGCATTGCATGGGACTATTTGCTCAAGTTTAGTGAGCCAGTAAGGGTAAACGCTAACGCCTCAGAATTGTGGGTAGAACTGCTGAACGGCGCAAGAATAAGGCTGTTTGGGGCAGATAACCCGGACGCACTGCGCGGTTTATACTTGGACGGTGTGATACTGGATGAATATGCAGATATGCGCCCAAGAGTATGGGGCGAGATTATCAGGCCATTACTTGCCGACCGGGAAGGATGGGCGGTATTCATTGGAACACCTAAAGGTCATAACGGGTTTTATGATATTTGGCGTACCGCGCAGGCTTCGGAGTCATGGTATGCGGCAAGTATTAAGGCTAGTTTGTCTGGACTGCTGCCTAACTCAGAGCTAGAAGACGCAAAAAGAGGAATGACCGAAGATCAGTACGAGCAAGAATTTGAATGTTCGTTTGAAGCGGCTATTTTGGGTGCGTATTACGGCAAAGAGCTAAAACAGGCCGAGGAAACTGGACGCATTACCAGAGTTGAATATGACCCGGCAATTCCGGTATACACGGCTTGGGACTTGGGTTATCACGACGATACAGCAATCTGGTTCTATCAGATAACCCCAAACGAAATACACTGCATTGACTATTACGCAGCTTCGGGGCTTTCCATTGATGATTACGCCAGAGAAGTCAACGGGAAAGGCTACAGATACACTAGACACTGGCTACCCCATGACGCACGGGCAAAGACGCTATCAAGTGACGGAAAGTCGATTATTGAGCAACTGATACCGTTATTGGGTGGAGCTGGAAAGCTGGCAATTGTGCCGAGTCTGAGCGTACAGGACGGGATTCAGGCGGTGCGTATGATGATGCCTCGGGTATGGTTTGACCATGAAAATTGCGGCGACGCGGTAGAAATACTCAAACAATACCAAAGGGAATGGAACGAAGATAAAAAAGCATTTAGTGAGCGACCAAGGCACGATTTTTCCAGTCATTGTGCTGATGCTTTCAGGATGCTGGCTTTAAGTTGGCGCGAAATTAAGCCTAAAGAACCCGAAAAACCTGCAAAATTCAACATAAAAGCACAAAACGGTGTCATAATTACGGCACCTTTAGACGAATTGTGGCAAGACGTTAAGCGACCGCAGGAAAGATACTAATGTCGATATTTACAGTATCAGCTACCGAAGTAGTGCAATTAGGAACTGGCGCTATTCAGCCGACAGACACATTCCAGAACGGTGTGCTTTTATCTGGAGATTTGAACAGGGCTATTGCTACAGGTGGTGACGAGTACGCTAACGGTCTTTTAATGACTGACGCAGGGCAGATTCGATACTTTGACGCTACTGCCGGGCTTCCTGTTGATGTTGTATGGTCAAATGGACTGCCTAGAGCCAATGATGGCGCTTTGTGTGTCTCGACAGGCGCACTGGCGACATATTCTAACGGTACGCCTATGGTTGCGAATGGCGCGGTAAGAGTGAGCATAGTCACATGATATTTGTACAAGCGCACCCACAAGCCAGGCCGCCAGCCATTGATAAAATTGGCGCGGTGCAATATGTCATGTGGCACCCTGTTAAATGTGAAGACAAAACAGCATATTTTCTATTTCCCAATGGCGCAGAGTTAAAAACTAGCGCAACACCTGAAAGACTGGTGGCCGTCGCGGAAAGCCCAGATGAGGCTTGGTCAAAAATCATGGCCGACAAGCCGCTTCTCGAAAAATACGGAATACCGACATGAACCCCGTTGATGCAAGCACAAAATGGCTGGCTGAGT